CTCTTCAATCTCTTTTGCCCAATCCTCGTAAAGCTTTTCGATTCGCCGCATTTCATGTCGTGTGATTCGGTCACGCGCAATCTCCGCATCCTCAAGGAATAATTTTTGCCTTGGCATTTATATCAGCCCCACAAATACCGTTGATACCACAAGGCACGAACTCATTGCACACACCGCCACGCTGTAAGCACTTAGGAACCAAGAAGGGCTTGAACTCTGGATTGGTCTTTAGTACCTCTTGGACAATCTCAAGCATCCATAGCTGCGTTGTGTGGTACGCCTGACCACAGAGACGCATACCAGCCATAAATATCAATTCCTGTGCGTTAATGTCCATGGTGTGCATTACAGGCTCATCTTGTGGTGCCTTGGCACGGTCATAATCGCTTTGTCGGTCGTTGCGCTGCGATTGCACGTAATGCTCAACCCCAAACTTATGACGCGCGAAATGCACCGAAACATAATAGGGGATATCCACCATTTCAATCGTGAACATCAACGTTCGTATGGGGGAATGCCCTGCACGTAGAATCTTCTTTTTCCACTTGTCGGACACTCCCCCACCTGCATAACGTCTGCCAATCGTGCGCAACGCGAAATCATAGGCCCTTTCCCAATCGGCATAGGTGGGATACCGCAAAATATTTACCGCCATGATTTCACCCTACCTCTTACGTTTGGTCGGCTTCCTGCGCTCCCTGTAAGTTCCCCGCTTCTTGCGAATCTTCGTTCTGTCCTGATTCATCGCCCACGCCATAGCCGCCAGACAGAGAACTACCAGAACCACCTTCACCAGCGCCGACAGAAGGATTGTCCCCACTTCCACCAAATCCACCATTGAAGCTCGCTTCCTCGATAACGCTACGCTCGTATGCGATTTGCTCTAGCTCTTCCTGTGCTTCATCGTCGGTCAGACCACGCCATTTCTTCATGTACGCACGTTTGGACATAACGTTTGTCTCAACCTCCGACAAATCCTGTTGGCGCTCTTCCAGCTCGTCCTCTGGCAGTGGCGTGTTCTGCTCGATTCGGATTTCGTAGTCCACTGGAACCAAAGGCTCGGAAATATATTTTTGCACCGTCTTGGGGTAAACGTAGGCACCTTGGATGATTATGTTTATCATCTGCCTAAAGTTTGGCCCCCACATGGTCATTTTCTCTTTGCACCGCACGATAAGCGGCCAATAGATAGCCTTTAGCGCCTTGCCTGACGTGATAGCGCCCGTCATAGTCTCAAGCGTGATGTTTGGCATGTCGATTTGCTCGTAAGCAACAGTCTTGATTCGGTCAAGGCTCGTCTTTAGCGCGTCGGAATAGCTCATGTTCGGCTCAAGCATGCCAACCTGCGGACTAGGCTTGTCTAGGTTCTGGTCGGTACCCAAATCCCAAAAGCTGCCCGGTGCCGTGCTAAGACCCTTGGTGGAATTCGGGTCAAGGTCGATGCCGAACTTGATTGAATTCATGGACTTGCGCTCTGCGTCAACGTCGGCATTGGAAAGCTTGGAATACCACTGCTCGTATCCGGAAAGCAAATCAATCTCTGACTCGCCGCGAATCTCGCCCGTAAGACCGTCGTTCACGAACACCACAGCGGGAATCATTGGAATCAAAAGCTCCTGACGTTCCGTTACCTCTTCGATAAGAGCACCACGGCCATCATAGATTTGTTCCTCAAGGTAAACAACGTCGTTTCCCGCTTCGTCCTGCTCTACCTCAAATTTCTTCTTGAATATTCGCTTGTCCGTAAGACTCTGAGTGTCAAGCATGACGATAAACGCGACAAACTTAGTCAGTACGTTTGGATTGCTAAACTTCGTCTCATAGATGAATTGCGTGCTCGGCAAAAACGTAAGCGTAACGCCGTCCTCTTCGTTGAAGTTAATCAGACCTGCGCAACGCTTACCGATAAAGCAATCCTTAGCCGCCTTGATTATCTGTTCCTCGAAATTGTTGTCCTGCAAAATCGTCGTGACCATATCGCTATGGACAGTCAGCATGTCGCGTGCTTGCTGCGTAACCTTGCCAACATCGCCCTTTGGGTCAATTGCGATTGTCGGTGACTCAGCGAACATGAAACGCGCTTCCTTGTCGATAAGGCTTGCGGCCATCTTGTAGCGCAACGTTGCGGGAACGTAGTCACCATGCGAACCCTCGACGGAAAACTTAACGCCCTCCTTGTAAATCTGGTAGTACCTGCAAATCTGCGTAAGCTCGTCTAGCGTGTCCTTTGCCAGACCACACATTTCCTGATTGATAAGGCTGTAGGGAATGCGATTGTAAGCCCTTAGCCTTGCGCTATCGTCTTGCGCCATAGCAATTTGAATCGTCAACCATTAAATTTATCTGCTGCTGTTCCTCGTCCATAGCTACTCACCTCCAAACTTGCCATCGTTTATGCAGCGCTGCAACGCGCTAACACTCTCAGTACCAAAGTACCCGTCTACGGCCACCTGATAGCCCTTAGAGCAGAGATATTGCTGTAGGCGTGTACTTGTCTCCTTACCCCAATAACCGTCCTCAGAAGCGCCCACAAGCCTTTGCAGCGCACACACCATCTGAGAACCGCCATAGCCGAACTCCTTTGCTACAACGGCCCACGTGTACTGCTCTGACGCGCTATCCTGACCGGAAATAACGCCGTCCTCGTAAGTGCCTAACGTGTGCTGCATGTCGATTACGGTATTCCAACCTGCGTAACCGTCTACCTCAAGCTTGCCGCCATCTCGGTTGTTGTAAGGCGTTTTAAGGCCCGCATTGCCGCCAGATGGGTTAGAACCCGATTGCGCGTACCTAGGCTGCGCAAAGCCCCTTATAAAGCCCCACGCGACCTCTATGTAGCGTCTGCCCACGCACTCATGCATGTTTCCTTCGATGCACGTAATCTGACCGTTCTCTACGCACTCGACATAGCCAATATGGTCGGGGTCACCGTCGTTGGGCTGCGTCTCATCGTCCCAATCGAAAACGATTATGTCACCGGGATTGGGAACTATCGAACCGTCCTCATTCCAGATTCCCATTGCCTTGAATATGTCCACATGCCGCTTAACGCCACACTCTGCGCCAATCAAGTCGTATGCGCCCGCTTGCCATGCCACAGCCGAAACGAAACCATCGCACCACTCATCGGAATATTTGAGAACGTAATCCACCGGGAGCGGATTTATCGTATTGTACAGGTCGATGATTTTCCTGAAACTCCCATCGTCCTCATTGCATCCGATATACGAACGCGCGACGTTCAAAACGTCCTCAGCGGTCACACCCGAATATATCGGCATGTCTGAATCCGAATTGCAGTACATGGCCCATGCGCTCGTGTCACCATAGAACAAATCCAAGTCCACAGGACAATTGCTGCCCGGTGCCCAACCGCTGCCATACTGGAAAATGGGAATGCTGTAGCCCCATGCGCCCCAAGGGTCTGAATCCTGCCATGGGTCTGTGTCGTAACCGGGAAGCGTATCTTCGGTTGCGTACTGAGCACCCCAAAGCGCGTACCCCTCGCTTGCGACCTGCGACCAGTCCCAACAGTTGCACACGGATTTGCTCGTATAAATCCATGGCTTGATTCCGGTCAGACGATATACCTCGCGCAAAAATTCAAGCGCGAAGCTCGGCCCCAAGTCAAGAACTGGCCCGCCATACTCCCACTTGGAATCCTCCCAATCAAGCACCGGGATTCCATAGCCGAAATAATCCTTGCACGCATCAACGAAATATCGCGCTTGCTCTATCGCGGTACCGCCACGCTCGGGATTGTTTGCGAAATGGTAGAAACCAAAAGGCTTGCCCATCGCGCGAATGCGACTAACGAAACCATGCAAGGTTCTATCAACAAATCGCGTGCCATCCGTTGCCTTGACAATACAGAAATCAAACTCCACTTCCTCTAGATTTATGTCCTCTTGATGGCTGGAGATATCAATACCGTTTAACAACGTGCTCTCCCTTCATACACGCGAAATAATCCCAAGCTATGTCATTGAACTCGTCAAAACTGAACTGCCGATTGTTCGTAAGGCAATATGGGTCACGAATCCAAAAACCGTTTTCGTCCACATCATACACCAGCACGATATGTCCCGATTCGCTCGTCTCAAAATCGCCCACCCAACCATGGCAACTGCCAATCGCTATCCAATCATTGTTCACCATAGTATAGATTTGCTCAACGTCGTAAATCATTTGCGATTTCTGCAACGGCATTTCTGCACCCCATGAGTTGCAAATGAAATCTGCTATCTTCTGCACATCATTCACACCATCAGACAGCATGGAGCCATGGGAAAGATTAGCCAACTCGATAGGCGTACAAATCGTACCAGTAAGCAATTGCACTGCCATTGCACCACAGCACAAACCGCAACCATGCGTTGCTATCGTTCCATCGCCATACTCATAGCCGCCCCACTGCGAATCCCACTGCATGTACATTGGAACGAAAAACCTTGTGCTCGATTTTGTGTTTATCACGTCTGAATACGTTACCGCATTCGCACCTGCCTTATCGGGATTGCTGGTACTCACTGCATGCACGTTCTCAGCGAAATATTTTTCCTGCTCTGCATCCACCTTGTACTGATTTGCAATCATGCCGAACACAAATGCACACGACATACCAGCAATAGCAAGCAACACAGTAATTACGACCATGAACACGCTCACATGCTTTGCTTTATTTTCCTTACGCCTTTTTATCTTTGCGGACAAATCACCGAACCCATAAATAACAGGCTCGTCCAAATCGGCATACTCTAACTTTGGTAACGCATCGGTACCATCCAACTTATCAGCCATTGTTACCGCCACTCACGTAGAAGTTACTATCACCATTTTCACGTGCCGCATCAACCATACCCTCAGAGAAAAGATATGCTACCACTGCACCTGCTGCCGCAATAATTGCTGCCACCTGAGTTACGATATTTTGACTCACACCGAACGCAAGAAGCAAAGGAGTAATGAAGCCAACAACAAGCGTCCAAAACTTCCTACTGCTTAATTTTAGCTTCCAATCAATTTTAGTCGCTACTTCTTCGACCGTAGGAAGATATTCAGTGTTTGGAGCATTATCAAAGTTATTACTATTGCCGATGCTCTCTTGCCAGAATCTGTTATCCTCGTAATGGTTTGCCATTGTACCTACACCCCTAAATGTTTTGTTCCTACCTGCTGAAATATTTACGGTCTTTCAAATCGGCTACCGTTACCTGCTCCAACCCATACCACATTGCGCTGAATGTATGTGGGTCAATATTAAATTGGTCGTAAATTATATTTCCCTTTGCATCCTTTGCATACGTCAAGTCCTTTAGCTCTCTGATTGTGTTCCTACATTTAGGGGAAACTATTATTCTTTGGAATCGCTTCATCTTCCTTGTGTTTGATAACCTACTGCCAGCGAATTTATTTCTACATGCCCTTATTGCAAAACCCTGCTGCCTGTAATACTGAATGGCCTTGGGGTCTTCATTATCTGCTATTACCATCTTCCTGTAACCCTGAGCATTTAGGTTATCCACTCGCCGTCTCAATCGCTGCATTTCTGGCAGATTGCAAAACTTATCGTCCGTTACGTGGTTCATATATATTTCGTCCCACACATACAAATAGGAACGTTCCAAATCCACTGACATACAAAGCACTGCGTTAAAGGATTCCTCAAAACCAAAGTCGAATCCGAAATATTGGTTCTCTGGCCCCAAACGTTTTACTTGGTCACGGAACTGTTGTGGATTCCTCGCTACTCGCAACTGAGGAAGTACCCTAGTACCAGAAACGCCAAACTCGCCCCATCGCGCAACCCTGTACAACTGGATATCGTATTCCCTGATTTTGTCCAATCGCTTTAAATATTGCCAAGGTAGCCAAGGATTGTTGTCCGGTGTGCTGTGGTGGTAGTAGATACCATCGTGAATCACTACGCCTTGGTCGTAGAATAAATTTTCATCAACCAACACCTTTTCCTTGCCCTTATCATCAAGGCGTGAAAAGAAGTGCCGATAAATCCAATTCTCACGACTGACCGGATTGCAACTCAAAATAAAATGCATGCTCACCTTTGGCGTGCGGATACGGCCTTGCAACTCTTTGAAACCCTCATACTTAATCTCTGACGCTTCTTCCATCCACACGATTGAAACGTCATTGATTGACTTTACCTTTTCGGGCTTGTCCATGCCCTTAAATACAATCTTTGAGCCATTGAAGAACTTTATTTCCATTGGATGCTGTGTTGACGTTACCTTGCATTCGCGCCTACCACCACGCTTGAATTCCCTTGGGTCAGACGTGTAGATTCCCAAATCGTCTAGGATTTCGATAAACAGCGAGAAGCACGAAAGGTTCAGCGTATCGAATACCTCACGCACAACAAGGCATGTACGCTTTTCCTCGATTAGCTTCAAGATAATCTTTAACGCCACCTGATATGATTTGCCGCTGCCATAGCCGCCAACCAGAAGGAAAGTCTCATACCGCCAGTTGAAAATGAAATCCTCGAATGCAGGTGCAACCTTCTTCTCAATGACCAACGCTAATCATCCTCCCAATCATCAGGCCAATAATCAACGTCAATCTCACCATTGGGCTTAAATCCCTTCTTCTGCTTGCTATTAGCCGCTTTCTTTTCCTCATCGGTCATACCGCGAACGGTAACCGACTCGTTTACTGAATCATCTAATCTTGGCCTTGTCCCCGTCTCATCGTCTTTTGCTCTAGTCACGACGATAGAAACCGTATCG